GCGGATCTTCCGGTTCACCGGCTTGCCGCCCTTGGCCTTGCTGAAGTGGCGGCAGTCCGGTGAGGCCCAGAGAATCCCGACCGGCTGACCGCCGGTGGCCTCGACCGGATCGACCTCGAACACGTCGGTAATGAAGTGCTTGGTGTTCGGGTGGTTGGCGCGGTGAATCGCGATCGCCGTGGGGTTGTGGTTGATCGCGATGTCCGGGTGGCGGTAGACACTGGCACCGCCATCGCTGGCGCCGCCGATGCCGGCAAACAGGTCGACGTACAGCTCCCATTCAAGAGGGAGCGGCAGGGGCTGGAATGCCGTCATGCTGCTGATTCCTTGGAGTCGTTGAAGATGTCGAGTTGGGCCTTGACGCATTGGGCCTGGCCGTGGGGCAGGGGCTTGTGGGTGAAGAACTCTACAAACTTGTCATCGGAGAAGTCGGTCACGTCGATCCAGTCGGGGTACATCTGCTTCCAGATGTTCGGATGCAGCCAGCGCGCCTCCTTGCGGTCGGGGCTGGCGCAGAAACGGTGGCCCTGGTCGCGGAGGCTCATGCATTCAACCTCTCGGCCTTTCCGGTGACCTGGAGGTGCAGGTCTTCGATGGCCAGCTGTTGATCGATGCTGAATAGCGGGTTGCAGTGCGAGCAGTGGCCAGTGATTGCGATGGCTGACTGGGCTAGCACGTCGCCCGGGTGGTCGCGAAGGCAGGAAGGGCACGTAATGCTGCTTTCCCCGTCGTCTGAGAGAACCTCGCAGCACTTGATCGCGTGCTGTTCGGTGTCATGTGCCTCATCGCAACACGGGCATACCCAGACCTCTTCGACGTCCGGCATGCAGCAGCTTTCGGCCGCGCTTCTGTACTCATGCAGTTCGTTGCATGAGCCGCATTCCCACATGCGTTTCACCTCTTTGGTGCTCATGGCTTTCTCCAGATCGAGCGATGCCGTGCCGCTGGTGCGGCTGGCGGGTGTGGTGGGGGATCAGGCGACCGGGCGGATGGTTCGGCCGATGCCTGCGGTGCGAGTAATCAGGCCCTTGCGATCGAGGGCGTTGATGCGGTCCTGAACAGCGTTCTCGTTGACGCTGGCTAGCTTGGCCAGCTCTGCCACGGTGGGCGAGTAGCCCTTATCGGCGATGAAGTCGCGGATGTGCTGCAGGGTTTCGGCCTGCTTGGGGGAGGGTGTCAGTCGCGCCATTCGTCTTTCAGTTCCTGTCGGAGCTCGCGGTCGGCGAGGCGGATGCCTTCGGCCATCACAAGGTGCGCCACGTTTTCGCTGATGTGGAAATCGTGGCGCGGGACGGCCAGCAGCGAGGCGGAACCGGATCGGCCAAGTCCATGGGCATGGGTGATCAGGTGCTCGACCACTTGGCCGCCGTCTTCGACTCCGAGCCAGCCGGCCATCTCCTGCAGCTTGTCCTGTACGCCCGGTCGCACCCGGTGCCTCAGTGGTTCAGTACCTGCCAATGGCCGCTCTCGGGCTGGCGGCATGGCCGCGAAGCCCATGGCGTGAAAGTTGAGGATCAGCACCTGGATGGCTTCGGCCAACTGCGTGTAGCCGTGCCACTCCATCAGGTCGTTCAGCAGCTCACGGGTACCCAGCCGGACGCGGTGACGCAGTTCGACTTCCCCGGCTTCAAGCCTGCGCGCCTCGGTGTCTTTGGTGCGCTCCTGCTGGGACTTGGCCATGGTCAGGACTCCAGCTTCTCGGGGAACTGCAGGCCGTAGGTCTTGCAGATCCGATTGAACACGCGATAGTCCAGTTCGGAGCGCACCAGGGCCTGCCGACGGGTGAGACCAATCTTCAGGAAGGCGCCCAGGCGTTCAGCGAAGACCTTGTCGCGGGCCATCGCGGCGAGCTGTGCGCCGGTCGGGGCTGGCTTGAAGGTGATCTTGAACTCTCGCCCGATGGTGTCGAGCATCCGACGGCTTACGCCCAGGCGCGCGGCGATCTGGGAGATGTTCAGCGTCTCGGCCAGTACGCGCACCTGCGGCGCCAGTTCCTTCCGCTTTGCTTCACGCCGGCCTTCCCGGTCCAGGTACTCCTTCGGCGGGATGTTCCTCGCTTTCTTGGATGCGCGCGGCGCCGGTTCAACCTCGCGGCGCAGGGGCATGGGCGCTGTCTGCACCTCGCCCAGGTCTTGGATGCGTCCGCCGCCGGCGAGGAACTGCTCAATCTGCGTGGCCAGCATGGCACTGGTGCGGCTGTTCGCCTCAACCGCGCTGAGTTCGTGGCTGATCATGATGGTGGTCCTGAAGAAGAGGCCTACCGCGCTGCGGTGTAGGCGCCGACGGGTTGTTCTGCTGTCCACTCCCCGGCCATCCCGCTCAGGCCAAGCCAGGCGGTGAAGGTAAGAAGGGCCAGCGTGTAGCCGATCCAGAAGTGTTTGCGTTTGGCGCGCTGGTAACGGCTAGCCATGCTTCACCTCACGCAACTGCTTGCCGGCTGCCGCGAAGTCGGCCTGCGTCTTGAGGCCGAGCTGTTCAAGCGCCTCGATAGCAGCGCGCAGGGTGAGGAAACGGACGTTGCTCATGGTGCTCACCTCCATGTTTCGGATGGCTCAGTTCTGAGCCTTCATGGTCTTCAGCTGTTGAAGGATGACCTTCCGAACAGCGTTGATGACGGCGGGCGCTTGCTCTGGCCCGATCCGGATGTCGCCGTACTTGGTGAGGATGTGGAATCCCTCCTCCATGGCCGGCACCTGCTTGGCCAGGGCGTATTCAAGGTCCATGACTCGCTGTTGCTGCAGGCTCATGTGTGCCTCCAGGGGTTGGGAATAGGTGCCGGGGAGCCCGGCAAAAAGGCCCGCAGTGCACGGGCAAGGTGACAAGCAAGCGATGCCAGGGAGCATCGGGGAGTGATCGGCTGGCCGGGCAATCCACCGCTATGCGCGTGGAGGTGGCCACCCCGCTGTTTGCTTCGGCGATCAACCGATCACTCTCCGATCCGCCCTGGCGGATGGAGCCGTTTTGCCCGGGTGGCCAGCCCACTCGTTGCCGCGCGCGGCGTCATGCGTTGCGCGGTGGCGCCCCGTGTCGGTTCGGGGTGTTTCGGCGCCGCATCTTGGCCCAGAGCACCATGCCCAGCAGCAGTCCCGAGAGGACGCCGGCCAGGTAGGAGATGGAGACCAGGTGCAGGACGGTGAAGAGGGTGAAGAGCAGGCCACTCAGGAGGATGGCCAGCGCCAGGCGGAACACGTCAGCGCACCGCTTTGACGACGCTGTTGATGCCCTTGTCTACGGCGCGTCGCACCACGCGAACTTCCTTAGCGGACAGGTCCTTGTGGTAGTCGTTGTTGTAGACGACCTGGGCGCGCAGGCAGTAGGTGTCGGGCGCCAGGGTGGTGGAGGTCTTCAGGCCGGAGGTCTGGGCGCGGGGCACCGAGCAGTGGCTGTACAGCGGGTTGTCGTTGGCATCCTTCGAATCAGCGAAGGAGTCGTCATTGATCTCGCCTATCTGGATCTGGTTGCCGAAGTCCTCGGTGATGTCCGAGGTGATGAAGCCCAGGCGTCCGACGTAGATCATGCCGGCGATCTCGATGCGGACACCTGCGCGGGTGACGTAGCCCTGGGCGACGGCCTCGGCCGCGCTGTACCAGTCGTCGAACTCGACAATGCGGACGTCTTCGTAGTCCTTGTCGGTCTTGGCGAAGTTCTTCAGGGTGACCAGGCCGCCGGAGCCCGAGACAGATGCCACGGCGTAGCGCTCGGCGTTGGAGCTGCTCTCCATCTTGCCGAAGTCCTCGACACCGCCCTTTCCGTGCAGCCAGTAGACCACCTCGGCATGGGCGTCGGAGACCTTGATGTCCGACGGCAGCGGCTGGCTGATCACCGCGTCCGCCTGGATGATGGCGATGTCGCAGTCACCATCCTTGAGCAGCAGGGCGTTCTCGACGGAGCCGCCGGTGTTCAGCACCTCCAACTCTGCGCCGGTGGGCTTGGTGATCGCCTTGCCGATGGCCTGGCCCAGGCTTTCGTAGAAGCCACCTTCACCGCCGGTGCAGAAGGTCAGCTTGGAAGGGGCCGCACTGGACAGGCCGGAAATGGCCAGCAGCACGGCGAACAGCAGAGCTTTCGATTTCATGGGGTTTCCTCGGTTGGTGTGCATCCCAATGCGCCCTGTCGCCAAGGCGCATCAGTGATGCTTCATTCACGTGTGCATGCTCACCGTGATGGCGCCGTTGCTTGCGCGCATTACGCTCCAGCGCTTCAGAAGGACGGCGGGTCCGAACTTCTTCGCGGCAGCCTTCTTGATCTGCTCGGCGACCGCCTTGAGCTCCTCGCCATCGTCGGCAATGGCCAGCCAGTCCAGGCGCTTGCCATTGCTCAGGTGTGCATCGATGTTGAACTGGGCCATGGTGAATCCCTCCGGTGGCTGGCATCCCAAAGCACCCGGCTGCCCAGGTGCTTGGGTGATGCAGTGAGCGCCGCGCTCACCTACTGGGGTCTTGCGCGGCGTGCTGCGTCAGCGATGTCGTGGCAGCCCACGGCTTCCGATCGCCTTGGCGCTGGTGCTGGTGCGGCCTGTGAGCTTCCCTGTTCAGCGCGCCTATCTCGGCTTCGGTACGCTGGTCATCGGGGACGAATTCGCTACACGACTACCTGCAGCTCTGGCGGCCTGGTCGGTATGGGGCAGTTCGTCGTGGGTGCCGGCCCGCGTGCCGGCTGGTCTTACTTCTGCATTGGCTGGTTCCTCCTCTGTGTTTGTTCTCCACCACGCTCGGCGCCGGGTATCCCCACCTCTGGCCCGATCAGCTACTGGCTTCTCTCGGGCTGGCTTGCATGGTTTCGCGTCCTCCCGATCTGGGGAGTCCGGCAGCTATCCAGAGGCTGCATGGGCGACGGTTTAGCTTTTCGCCACCGGGTTGACCGGTACGTCGCGGGGTTCGTCTGGTTGTTAAAGAGCGTTCGGGTTGCCCCAGGCATCTCTGCCTATTGCCGCAGGAGTACTTCGGCATGGGCTAAGTATTACCCGGGGTATTTTTACTGGTCAATACCTCGGGTGATAAAAATTCTTCAGGTCATGAAAAAGCCCGCACATGGCGGGCTTCATGGTTCGGGGTGGTTCAGTCTTGCTTGTGCCTGATCCAGGCGAGATGGACAGAGCCGTCGTCACGGTTCGTCATGCGCACCTCTTCGGCTTCGCCGATTTGCTCGAGCAGCATTTGCCAGTCTTCCTGGGACTCGTGAGGCTCACGGGCGATGTTGGCCCGGCATTCCAACTGGGCGCGGGGTGAGGTGATGATGGTTTTCACGCGGCGAGCCATTAGCTCGAAGGGGGTAGGGGTCTTTGGTATTGCTTGCTTCTTGGCCATGCGGCACTCCTTGTCTGTATGTATATACAGTATCCATGGAAGCCGAGACGAGGTAGCTGGCGAAAAGTCTACGTGTAAAGAATTCGCGCAGGTTGACGACGCCAGGTGCTGGTGCTGGCAAGGAAGGGCATGGGGTGAAGCGGGTGGATGCGTAAACAAAAAGCCCCGCACTCGGCGGGGCTTTTCAGTGGTGCAGATCAAGCGGCTGCGTGTTCGTGTTCATCCTGGCTGTGGGTGACTACCTTCGATAGACCGAGGCCGACGGCCGAAAGGACCTTCAGAAGAGTAGTCAGACCCGGGTTGCCGTCAGCTCCGAACTGTCGATAGAGATTCCCTCGGTTGAGACCAGTGGCTTTAGATACAGCGGCAAATCCGCCTCTTGCCTCTACGATGCGACGCACCGCAGTAAGGAATACGGCTTCACCACCCTCCTCATCGATCTCCTCGAGTGCTGCGACGAGGTACTCAAGAGCGAAATCCTCGTCATTGCGCAGCATTTCGAGGACGCTTTCCTCGTGATTGCTTACGCTTTTCATCTTCCCACCCCTTTCAGCGCCTTCCACACATCAATTGCGTGGTCTATGTCTTTCTGCTGTCTATCTTTGGTGCCGCCGCCCAGCAAAAGTAAGATTTCAGTGCCGGAAATGACGTAGTAAACACGGTAACCAGGGCCGTAATCGATGCGCAGCTCGAACACAGCGTCGCCGACAGAAGCATGGTCACCAAAATTTCCCAAGGCGGCGCGTTCCACCCTGGTGGTGATTCGAGCCTTTGCCCTGGCGTCACGAAGCGAATCCAGCCAACACTGGTATAGGTCGACATCGTTGTCGGTGTGAGCGTGCCTCACTTCGTACATCAAATTGTACCTTTAAAGGGACAAATGGCTAATTGAAAAATTCCATCGGGTACTGGTTTCCGGCTGTTTCGTCGGATTTGCCAGGGTCTCAACAGGTCAGGATGCCGGGGTAAAGCGAGAGCTCTTCACGATGGCGCCCACGTACTGCACATCCTCCACCTCATCCTCATGGATGAAGATCGGATCGTAGTCGGCGTTGACGCTGTCGAACCGGTACTGGCCGTCGCGGTAGTAGATGAACTCCTTGATCATGGCCTGGCCCTTGGTGGTCTTCACCAGGACCTCGTCACCGGCTACGTACTCCCGGTTCGGCTCGATCAGGACGAACTCGTTGTTCTTGATTCTGGGGTTCATGCTGTTTCCGACCACACGCAGCCCGTAGGCATTCGGGTCGGAGCTGAAGATGTTCAGGAATCCCTCGCCGTGGCCGACGGGGTAGTCGATGGCCTCGAAATAACCTGCTGTTCCGAGCATTGCCTTGCCCACTACTGGAACGCTCCCTGTCTTCACCGGCATCGGGTCGCCGGAGACGTTGCTGTGGATCTCGGCCGCCCTGGCGAACTGCTCGATCTCGCGAGCGAGGCGCGGACTGAACCGCTCGACAGGGATGCCGAAGACTCTAGCTACCCCGGCCGCTACTTCTTTGTTTAGTGCTAGGCGGCCATTCAGGTAGCTGCTGAAGGCGCCCTGCGTCATGCCGAGGGCATCGCCTGCTGCTTCCTGGGTAATTTTCTCTGCGCGCGGGCGGGCTTGGTTGTAGGCCTCGATCTCGGCTTTTAGCGCAGCGCACTCGGACCTTTCCCAGTCCAGGAGTTCGCGTTTGGGTGATCTGCTCATGATCGGAAGAATATTCCCGCAGGTCATACCCATCCATCTCCTTAGGTATTTACAAAAATAGTTCCCGGGGTAATCATTGGCTCATGTGCAACACATCGAGCATCGCCATGAAACGCATCTCGCTATCTGAATTCGCCGCTGAGCGTGGCCAGACCAAGGCTGCGGAGTTGCTTGGCATTACCCAGGGGGCTCTGAGCAAAGCGCTCAGGGTCGGTCGTGAGATCTATGTCGTCTGTCTTGATGACGGAACCTGCGAGGCCCACGAGCTCAAGCCATTCCCAACCCAGGCCCCAAAGACGATGGCCATGGAGGGCGCCCCGCAACAGCCCACTGCCCAATCTGCGACCCGCGCCCGCTGTCTGCGCGCGAGCGCATGAGCGTGATGGAGGCGCAGCTGCGCCTCCTGCTGGATGAAATGCAGCAACTCCGCGAGGAGTCGGAAGGCCAGGAAAACCCCGATCACGACGACAGCCCGTCGAGCTGAGCTTCGAAAGCACCCATCACGGGGCCATCCCAATCGGTGCTGATGATTTCCACGCGGGCCAGATCGGCCTGCCACTGAAGATGTTCCGTCACTTCCTTCCGGATTGCCGGAGGCAGCGAGAAGAGAAGGGCGGTGAGTTGGGCCTGCATAGCCAGGACTTGGCCTTGCAGCTGATGGATTGAGGGTTGGCGCATGGGGTTTCTCCCTGTCGGCTGATCCGTGATGACAGATTGCCAGCGCCTCGGCGAGGGCTCCACGAGAAAACAGGGGAGGTTTCCCGAGATGGAAGAAGTTCACCGCGCGCTCCACGACACCGTGCTCGAAGCCGGCCCGAAGACCCTGGCTCACCTGATGGGCATGAGCCACACCAGCCTGCTGAACCGCAGCAACCCGAACGACGACACCCACCGACTGAGCTTCGAGCAGTTCCTGCAGATCCTGGTGCACAGCAACGACGTGCGCACGCTGCGAGCGATTGCCGGGGAGCTTGGCTACGACGTAGTGCCTCGGCGAGTGCAACCGTCCGGCTGCCTGACCCAGGCAACGCTCTGCATGGCTTCCGAAGCGGCTGACGTGACGAAGGCCGCCATTGATGCCATGGGCGACGGCGTGATCACCCGCATGGAGGTGGTGCGCATCGAGCGTGAAGGGGAAGAGGCGAAGAACAAGATCGACGTGGTGATTGCCACGGCGAAGGCCAAGGTCGGCTCTCACTGACCAGAAAGGACGAAGCCCGGCGGAGTGGGGACTCAGGACCGGGCTTCTTCACAGGAGGAGGCAGTATGCACATCCAGGACACCACCATCAATCCCGCGCCACGTTTTCCCTTTTCGCAAAACGTGGCGCGAACTATGTCTTCGACCGAGATCGCCAACCTCACCGGGAAGGCGCACAAGAATGTGCTGGCAGATATCCGCAGCATGTTTGCCGAGTTGGAAATCGACTCGGCTGAATTTTCAGCCCAGTACAAAGACTCAACCGGCCGAGCGCTTCCGTGCTTCCACCTGGACCGAGAGCTGACCGACACGCTGCTCACCGGCTACAGCGCCAAGATGCGCCGCGCTGTCATTCATCGCTGGCATGAGCTCGAGCAGCAGGCAGCTCCGGTAATTCCTCGCACTCTGCCGGAGGCTCTTCGCCTCGCCGCCGACCTGGCTGATCAGAACAATCAGCTCCGGGTCGTCCTGCAGGAGCAGGCGCCCAAGCTCGAGGCCCTGGACCGCATTGCCGCCGCCCGCGGCACCCTGTGCCTGACGGACGCCGCCAAGCATTTGGGCATTCCGCGCAACAAGCTGATCGAATGGCTGCGTGCCAACCGCTGGATCTACCGCCGCGAGGGCTCTGCTCATTGGCTGGCTTATCAGCCGCGCATGGCCTCGGGCGTCCTCGAGCACAAGGTAACGGTGATCGGTACCGACGAGATCGGCGATCAGCGCCTGGCATCTCAGGTGCGCGTCACTCCGAAGGGTCTGGCCACGCTGGCCCAGAAGATCGCGGAGGGCGCACTGTGAGACGTCCATCCTTCCAGTTTTACCCCGCCGATTGGCGCAATAACGCCAAGCTCCGCCGCTGCTCCTGGGAGGCCCGGGGCGTGTGGCTCGAGGTCATGGGGCTGATGCATGACAGCGATAAATACGGCGTTTTGCGCTGGTCGCTGAAGGAAATTTCCCAGGCTCTTGGCGCCCCAATGAAGGCCCTGAAAGAGCTGGTCGACAAGGGTGTGATCTACGGTGCCGAGAAGGGCGAATGTGAGCCGCTGATCTTCACCCCCATCAGTGGCCGCAAGCAGGGTCCAGCGGTGGAACTCATCGCCGCCGAGCAAGGCCCTATCTGGTTCTCGCCGCGCATGGTGCGTGATGAGTATGTGCGCAAGAAGAAGGGTGAATCCTCCCGCTTTGGTGCTGGCAATGGTGACGGCACCGACCCTTCACCAAAGGGGGGCATTGGTGAATGGCAAGGTGATGCACCAAAGCCAACACCAAGCCACCGGCAAGGTGACGGCTCTACATCTTCATCTACATCTACTACTACGGTAGCTAACGCTACCTCCGTAGACGCCCGGCAGCGTTTCGAGATGCACGAAGCCTGGCAGCCGGACGAGGTGTCCCTGAAGACCCAGCTGCGCGCCATTGGCCTGCCGGCCTCGTTGATCACCGACGAGCTGGTCGCTGAGTTCGTCGCCTACTGGATCAATCGCTCGACGGCGGACAACCAGGGCGGTTGGTGCCATCGCCTTGTGCAGCACGCCAAGCGGCAGGCTGTTCGCGCTGCTGCCTCGCCTCAGGCCGGCGCCCCGGCTGCCGACTGGGCTGACGAGGAGGTGATCCTGTGAGCACTCCCAAGCACGCTGGCGCCGTTGCTGAGCGCCTTGATCAAAACCGCAGCCTCGCCCCGGCTGCGAACCACCTTCCGCCCAAGGCCGTCCGGATTGATCCGCAGACCCGCGATGTGATCGACCAACTGTTCGACCGCCTGAAGGGCATCTTCCCGGCCTGGCGCCAGGCGTGGCCCACCGACACCGAGTTCGGCAACGCCAAGCGCGAATGGCTGGCTGAGTTCATGCGCTCCGGCATCCGCTCCATGGACCAGATCCAGATGGGGCTGCGCATGGCTTCCCGTCACCGCAAGGAGTTTGTGCCGGCCGTAGGTGTGTTCATCGGCTGGTGCTTCTCGCCCGATGCCTTCGGCCTGCCGCCGCTGGAGCGGGCCTATGCCGAGGCCATGCGCAAGACCCATCCGGCCCAGGCGGGCCATGCGCGCTGGTCCCATCCGGCGGTCTACCACGCCGCCGTGGCGGCCGGGTACTACACCCTGCAGCGCCTGGAGCGTTCGCTGGGCATGAAGCGCTTCGAGGAGAAGTACCTGGAGCAGTGCCGGAAGCTGGGCCGTGGCGAGGAGTTGGCGCCTGCACCGGTGGCGGCCCTGCCGGAGCGTGCTGGCCCGCAGACCCCGGAAGTGGGGCGCGCGGCACTGGAGAACATTCGCAATCGCCTGGGAGGTCGCCGTGGTTGATCAACCGAAGTGGAGAGAGAAGCGCGACCGTGACGGCAAGGTCATTCCGGGCTGCTGGGTGACTGATACCGGCTACACCGTTGCGCTGTGCCGGCTGCCCGATCATCGCTACACCATCACCCGACCTGGTGGCGCCGCGCCGTTCGCCTACACCGGGAAGCGCGGCGACATCGTGCCGCTGATCCAGGCGGACATCGAGGCCGCCGCACAGCAACCGGCCGTTTCAGTCGCGGAGGGCGCATGAGCAAACTCACCAAGGCCGCCCGTGGCCGCGAATGCCAGGTGCGCATTCCGGGTGTCTGCAACGGCAACCCGGAAACCACCGTGCTGGCGCATTACCGCCTGTCAGGCACCTGCGGCATGGGCCTCAAGCCGCATGACCTGCTCGGCGCCTGGGCCTGCTCCAGCTGCCACGACGAGATCGACCGACGCACCCGCCGCATCGACGCCGACAGTGCAGCGCTGGCGCACCTGGAGGGCGTGATCCGTACCCAGGCAATCCTGATCAAGGAAGGGAAGGTGGCTGCATGAAAATCCGTTGCCTGGTTCTGGGGTGCCACTGGGATGCCGGTGTGGAGAGGCCGCTGGGCCCTGAGTTGTTGCTGCAGAAGGTCTGCCTGCGTTGCGGCGCACGCCGGACGGTGAGTGTATGACGTCGACCAAGGGCGAGCTGCGCACCACGGGCGATGTCGTGTTGTGGTGGCTGGGGCGGGTGGAGCAGAACCGGGCGACCTCGGACAGTTACAAGCGCAGCACACGCTCGATGGTGCGCAAGAACATCGTGCCGGCCGTGGGCAAGGTGTTGGTGAGTCGTCTCAACCGCCGCGTGCTGGATGACAAGCTGATTTGGCCGATGGTGTGTGCTGGCAAGGAGCTCGGCACCCAGCAGAAGGCACTGCAGGCGCTGCGTCAGGCATTCCTGATGGCTGAGCAGACCGGGCGCATCAAGGCCAACCCGATGGCGGCGGTGAGCTTCAAGAACTTTGGCCGTGGCCGGATCAAGAGCAAGCCCGCGCGCCTGTCTCGCATTGATCTGCAGGCATTGGTGGAGCAGCTGTCGCAGGCCTTCGACCGTGATCCGGTGAACGGCCTGCTGCCGCTGATGATGCTGGCCCACGGCACGCGCCTGGGGGAAACCCTGCAGGCGCAGTGGTCGCACATCTCACTGACCGAGCGGGTGTGGGTGCTGCCTGAGCTGAACAACAAGTCTCGCCGCCAGCATGCGTTGCCGCTGACGCCGCAGGTGCTTGCGCTGCTGGCCCGGTACCGCCAGGCGCTGCCGGATGCTCGGGCACAGACTGACTGGGTGTTTCCGGTGCGGGGCGGTCGTCGGCTGGCCGCCACTTCGGCCAGTGCGATGTTTCGCGCGGTGTCGGGTCGCAAGTGGTCGAGCCACGACCTGCGCAAGCTGATGCGGGACTGCCTGGCGGATCTGGGGGTGGATTATTTCATCGGCGAACGCCTGATCAACCACAGCTTGGGCAAGACCGCCGAGACCTATCTGACGCGCGATGTGATGGACCGTTGCCGTGAGGCGCTGGAGCGTTGGCATGCCCGCCTCGATGAGTGCGGCTTTGCCATCGCCACCGGCCTAAAAGCGCCCACTCCTGCATTTTCACAAGACGGCGCAGAGCAAGGCGCGGCGCGGGCTGTAGGCGATTCATGTGTTTTCACCGGGAGAGGATGAAGATGGTCAAAAAGAGCGCCATTCAGGCCATGGATGAGTCCCAGGCTGCCGCGTCCATCACGGCAAACACGACAAACACGAACGCCCCGGCTGCCGTGGTGGGCACTCAATGCGTCCTGCTCCCGTGGCCACCGGCTGCGTTGAGCCCGAATGCTCGGGGCCACTGGTCGAAGCGTAGCCGGGCCGCGAAGAGCTACCGCATGCAGTGCTTCCTGCTGGCGAGGAAGGCGGGGCTGTCGGCACCGGCTGGTCGCATCCTGCTGTCGCTGGAGTTCCTGCCACCGAATCGCCAACGCCGTGACGACGACAACCTGCTGGCCGCGTTCAAGTCCGGTCGCGATGGGCTGGCCGACGCGCTGCGTATCGACGACAGCGTGTTCGTCAGCCAGGTACAGCTGAGCACTGAGGTTCATCCGCTGGGCGCGGTGAGGGTGACTCTGTCGAGCTATGGGCAGCAGGGCGCTCGCTGATGGTGGCCATGCTGAAGCTGGCGCGCTGCGAGATCTGCCAGGGGGCAGGGCGCATCAAGGGAATTTTCCATCGGATGGAGTGCGCCGGCTGCAATGGCGGCGGGTTCGTCACTCCCGATGGCAAGCCGTTGGAGTATCCGGTGCTGGTTCAGCAGCTCCGCCTCCGACTGGCTCGATCGGGCAATGAGCGCCGGATGATGCAGGCGGCGCTGGAGAAGGCAGGTCTCTGGCCACTGGCCGGGCCGGGCGATGACTACGCAGGTCGCAAGAACCGTCGCGGGGTAGGCGGCGGCAACATGACTGGGGATTGATGGGGGTGGGGTATGACAGAAGGCGACTTCAATTATGCCGATTGGCTTTTGTCGGAGTGGGCTCGATGGGTGAAGAGCGAGTACATCGGAGAGGGGCTGGGCAAGGGGCGCTCAGGATTGGCGCCGACTCTCGATGATGAAACCGGGCTAAGCGTCGATATGGCCATTGCTCGATGCGAGCCGTCAGTGCGCAAGTTGATCAAGCGGGTTTACCTGTGGCGCGACATCTCGATTTCGAAAGAGGCTCTGCGCGCCTACCTCAAGGACTTTATGAGGGCCTTCTATCGTGATGCGGCGTGAAATTGAGAGCTTTATACGTGAGGAGGATGGCGAGGTCATTCGCTTCACTGCTCTGTCTGGCTTTCGAGAGCAAATGATCAGTGACATTGAGTTGGTGGAGCAGCTTGAGCGCGAAGTGAAGAACGGGACCAGGAAGCGCCTAACTCAGCAGGAAAAGCATCGATGCGCGCGCGCGGTGCACGCCATGACTCACATCTATTTTGTGCTTGCTCCGGACTACTCGCTGATCAAGATCGGGCGCGCCAAGGATGTTCGCGCCCGGGTTTCACAGCTTCAGTCACAGTCTCCGGCTCCTCTTAAGTTGCTTGCATACTTTCGGGCGCACCACGACTTCGAGTTCTACCTGCACAAGAAACTGGCCGAGAGCCGAGCCCACGGCGAGTGGTTTCACGCGACTGGCATGGTCCTTGACGTGGTTGATACGGCTCTCGACAAGGGGGTAAGGGGAATATTCAATTTTCTTGAGGCTGGATGTATTGACAGGCTGGACATAAGTCCAGTATAAAAAGCGTGTATTGTGCGATTTTCTCGCCTGGATCACTCGAAAGCCCGACCACTGTGTCGGGCTTTCTCGTTTCTGCTCCGCTGCTTTCCCCCATCAGCAGCTCTTGCCCGCCTCACCTGCGGGCCTTTTCTTCCTGCATTGCCAGGGCTGGCGTCAGCTCCGGAGGTGCCCTTGAGGATTCAATCCATGACCGAGCCGGCTACCACTGCCGCTGGCGGCTTCGCCCTGTACAAGCTGCTGGGCCTGGTGCTGGGCGTGCCGCTCGCTGTTGCTGTCGTAATGATCATGACTCGCCCGCGCACCACGCCAGAGTGGGCCGTAGCGCTGATCTCCACCGTCGTCGTCTCCATCGGAGGAGGCGCCGCCGTGATCCAGTACTTCGGATTGCACGAATGGGCCGTCGATTTCTACGGCCTGCTAGCTCTAGCCAGCCTGCATTTCACCTGCGGCCTTCCTGCTTGGGTGGTGGTCAGGGCTTGGTTCGTATACGCCGAGCGCCGCCGCGATGCGTCCTTGCCAGAACTGGTGAAGGAGATCCGCGAGAGCGTAGGGAAATGATCAGCGTCACCTTCAGGGGGCTGCGCGAGCGCCTTCAGACGCTTGATCGCCTTGAGCGCGAGCAGCTCCCCTTTGCTGCTGCCTTGGCGCTGACGCGCACGGCCCAGGTGGTCGCTGGTCGCATCCGCGAGGAAATGGAAGTGGTGTTCGATAGGCCCACTCCCGCCACTCTCAACAGCCTGTACATCCAGCCGGCGACCAAGCAACGAATGGAGGCCCGCGTCTGGATCAAGGATGGCCGCAGCGTATCGGCAGGTGGGCGAGTCGTCGGCCAGGCTGGCGCGTGGGGCAAAGGTCGAGCTGCCTCCAAGTGGCTGACCCCCCAGATATACGGAGGCCCGCGCAGCGAGAAGGGCATCGAGTCCATGCTGCTGCGCAAGGGTGTGCTCAAGCCGGGCCAGTACATCGTCCCCGGCGAGAAGATGAACCTGGATGCCTACGGCAACCTCGATCGAGGGTTGCTCAACAAGGTCTTGTCCGGCGCCGGCCTCTTCACCGAAGAGGGCTACACCGCCAACGCCTCGGATAGTGATCGAAGCAAGAAGAAGGGAAACGCCAAGCGCTACTTCGTCATGCATGACACCAATCGCCAGCCGTTCGCCATTGCCGAGCGGACTGGCAAGGGCAGGGCAGGGCTTCGAATCGTGATGGCCTTCGCCCGTCAGCCGACCTACAGCAGGACCCTGGACTTCTTCGAGATCGCCGAGCAGGTGGCCGAGGAGGCCCTGCCCATCGAGTTCGAGAAGGCGATGGCTCAGGCCCTGGCCACGCGTCGTCGATAGGGGCGGCCGTCGAGGCGGGCCGTGGATCGATAGGCTCTGCCTATGGCCTTGGGTCCTTCCGGGCGGGGGTGCCTATGAGGGTAATTCGAGCCCCGCGCGCCAAATATGTATGACCAATTTTCAGAGGTTGGTTGTTGTTTAATCATGGCCAAAAACGAAACAACCAAGCAGCGCGGATGGTTGAACAAATCCGACATGGCCGCGAGCCTCGGGATTTCTCCGCAAGCCTTTGATAAATGGGGCGTTGAGCCCGTCGCGCGTATCGGTCGAGAGGCCTTCTACACGGTGCAGAATGTGGTGCAAAACCGCATCGATCACGCGGCCCGGAAACAACAACCTGAGGGGGCGGATGGGGAAGTTATCGATCCGCTCATCGAGTACAAGTTGAACGTTGAGCGCTTGCGCCTCACCGCCGGCCAAGCCGACGCCCAGGAGAAGAAGAACCGGGTCGCCGACAAGGAGTTGGTCCCGGCCCCATTTGCCACCTTCGCGCTGGCCAAGATCGCCGCTCAGATCGGGTCGAAGCTGGAAACCGTCGGCAAGACGGTGAGCCGTCGACATCCCGACATCGATCCACGCATTTTGGAAACTCTCGAGCGGGAGATCGCCCTGGCGCGGAACATCGCCGCGCAGTTCGGCGACGACCTTCCGGAAATCCTCGATGAGTATCTCGCAACCCTGGATAAATGACCTCGGCAGCGCCGTGCGTCTGGGGTTGCTGGCCCTGAACAAAGAGCCGCCGATGACGGCGGTGGAGTGGGCCGACAAGCACTTCTATATGTCGTCCGAGTCATCCTACAACGAGGGCAAGTGGACGACCGATCCTTTCCAGGTCGCCATCCTCAACGCCATGGGGAACGACCTGATCGCGGTCGTGAACTTCGTGAAGTCCGCGCGAATTGGCTACACGAAGCTGCTGATGGCCAACATCGGCTACAAGCTCCAGCACAAACGGCGCAACGTGATGATGTGGAGTCCGACCGATCCGGACGCCGAGGACATCAGCAAGAGCCACGTGAACGGCTTGATCCGCGACGTGCCGCTGCTGCTCAAGCTGGCCCCATGGTTCGGGCGCAAGCACAGCGACAACACCCTGGATCAGAAGGTCTTCACCAACCGGAAGACCCTGTGGATTCGTGGCGGAAAGGCCTCCCGTAACTACCGGGAGAAGTCGGCCGACGAGGTCATCTACGACGAGCTCTCCAACTTCGACGCCAACGTCGAGGGGGAGGGTGACCCGGTCACCCTGGGCGACAAGCGCCTGGACGGTGCGGTCTACCCGAAGTCCATCCGCGGCTCCACGCCGAAGAAGGCCGGCGAGTGCCAAGTCTCCAAGGCGGCCGCCGAGTCGCCGATTCGCCTGCGCTTCTTTATCGCCTGCCCGCACTGCCAGCACGAGCAGACCCTGAAGTGGGGTGGGAAGGATTGCGAGCATGGGCTGAAGTGGGAGAAGGACGCGCTAGGCCAAGCGACGCAGGCCTGGTATGTGTGCGAACACTGCAAGGCCTGCTTCTTCCACCAGGACATGGTGGAGGCTTCCAGGTCCGGCCGCTGGATCTGCGAAGAGACCGGCATCTGGACGCGCGACTCCATGGACTGGTTCGGCCCGGACAACGAGCCGACCCGGACGCCTCGCTCAATCGCGTTCTACTGCTGGGCGATCTACAGCACCTGGTCCACCTGGCTGAAGATCGCCAGCGACTGGCTGAAGGTGAAGGGCGATCTGCAGAAGCTGATCACCTTCGTCAATACCACGCTCGGCGAGGTCTGGGACGACGACCAAGGCGAGAAGGTCGACTGGGAGCAACTCCACGCTAGGCGCGAGGTATATCCCGAGGTTCCCCTGCAGGCCGTCACCCTCATGGGGGGCATCGACACCCAGGACGACCGCTTCGAGGGAAGAGTTTGGGCTTTCGGGCCGGGCGAAGAATCCTGGTTGGTCCACCGCTTCATCCTCACCGGCGACCCCGGCGCCGAAGAGCTGCGCCGCAAGGTGGGCCTGGAGATTCACCGGCAGTTCACCCGGGCCGATGGCCTGAAGATGCGGGTGGAGCGTTGGTGCTGGGACGCCGGCGGTCACTACTCCGACGAGGTGGCGGCCGAGAGCCGCAAGCATGGCGTGATGTGGGTGATTCCGGTCTTCGGCGCCAGCACCTACGGCAAGCCGATCGCGAACTTCCCGAAGAAGAAGAAGGACCGGATTTACAAAACTGAACTCGGTACCGACAACGCCAAGGAACTGATCTACAGCCGTCTGAAGCTTCAGGTGGACATGGCGAAGTCCCGCACCGGAGAGGTGCAGTTGGGCGTGGTCCACTTCCCGGCCAACGACGACATCTGCGACGAGGACGAACTGAAACAGATCACCTCCGAACGCAAGAAGCCCGTGATGGTGAAGGGTAAGCGCGTGCTGCGCTGGGACTCCGGCGGCCGCCGAAACGAGGCGCTCGACTGCTACGTGTACGCCCTGGCCGCGCTGCGCATCAGCCAGCAACGCTTTGGTCTGGATCTCGATGCCCTAGTCGAGGATCCGGAACCAGGCGGCTCAACTGCCGCAACCGATGAAGAGCGCCCGCGGGCGAAATCCTCCTACTGGAAGAAACGCTGATGGCTTACACCCTGGAGCAATACGAAGCCCTGCAGGCCGCGATTGCCGGCGGCGAGCTGTCGGTTCGTTACGCCGACCGCAGCGTGACCTACCGCAGCGTCGACGAGATGCTGCGAATCCTTCGCCTCATGAAGGAAGAGCTGGGCCTGAATGCCAACAACGCCGGCGGACGGCGTTACGCTTCCTTCTCGAAAGGCTACTGACATGCGCTTGATCGACAACCTGTTTCCCGGCCGGGCCGCGAAACGCGCCGAGTCACGCTTGAAGAAAATGCGGGCCGACCTGCAGCTCAAGCTGCTGGAACGCCGCTTCGAAGGCGCCGCGCTGGGCCGTAGAAATGATGGTTGGCGTAGCTCCGGTTCCGACGCCAATGCCGAGATCGGCCCTGCGCTGTCCCGCCTACGCAACCGCGCCCGTGATCTGCGTCGGAACAACCCTTACGCCGAGCGCGCCATCGCCGGCATCGCGGACAACGTGGTCGGCGCTGGCATCGTCCCTCGCCCTCTGGCGAAGGGGCAGCGCGCCAACAAGCGCCTGATCGAGCGCTGGAAGGCCTGGGGCGAAACAACCCTCTGCGATGCTGATGGCCTGGAGAACTTCTACGGCTTGCAGCACAAGGTCATGGAAGCTGTCCCGGAGGGCGGCGAGGTGCTGATCCGGCGGCGCTGGAGGAAGTCCTCTGATGGCCTGCCGGTCCCGATGCAGATCCAAGTGCTGGAGGCCGATTTCCTTGACGAGGAGAAGAACGGCACCAACGGCAACAACCAGATCATTCAGGGTATCGAGTTCGACCCGATCGGCCGCCGGGTGGCCTTCTGGCTGTTCGATGAGCACCCTGGCGCCACCAACGTCTGGAAGTCGCTGACCTCTCGCCGCATCCCTGCTGAGGACGTGATCCACGTTTTCCTGCCGAAGCGGCCCGGGCAGGCCCGCGGCTACTCGTGGTTTGCGCCGGTCATGCAGCGCCTGCGTAACTTCGACGAGATGGAAGATGCGGTCATGGAGCAGGCGAAGATCGCCGCCTGCTTCGCCGCCTTCGTCACCAAGGACGATGCCAGCGGCGGGGGAGGCAAGGCGCCTGCCCTAGTGGATCGGGTTGAGCCAGGGATCATTCAAGAGCTCGCCCAGGGCGAGCAGATCACCTTCGGAACGCCGCCAGCCTTCAACGGCTACTCGACGTATGCCTGGCAGAGCCTGCACGCAATCTCGGTAGGCCTGGGCGTTCCCTACGAGCTGGTTACCGGTGACCTGAAAGGCGTGAACTTCTCCAGCGGCCGCATGGGCTGGCTGCACTTCGCGCGCCGCGTCGACGTCTGGCAGTGGCGGATGCTCATTCCGCAACTGTGCGATGGGGTCTGGCGCTGGTTCATGGAGGCTCAAGCCGTTCTGGCCGACGGTGTCCGCGAAGAGGTTCGCGCCGACTGGACGCCGCCCCGTCGCGAGATGGTCAACCCCAGAGAAGAAATCGAATCGGTGAAGCAGCGCCTGCGCAACGGCCTGATGACGCCGGACGATGCGCTCCGGGAGATGGGTTACACGGACCCCGCCGAGGTGATGGCGCGCTTCGCCGATCACCTGGAAGCGATCGACAAGCTTGGCCTGGTCTTCGACTACGACGCTCGCAAGGTCTCCAACGCTGGCCTGACCCAGGCCCGTCCTGATGGGACGGTAATCCCTCCCACGGATGTCAGCGATGGCAATCCACCAACCACTGAAGAGAAACCGGACGATGCCGCAGACGACGAACAAGGCGCATGAGACGCCCATGCTCTCGCTGCGCGCGGCGGTTCGGCCGGAAACGGTCGACATCGAGGCGCGCACCGTTGAGCTTGTGTGGACCACCGGGGCCAAGGGCCGCCGTTGGAACTGGGACATCGGCTACTACCTCGAGGAGCTCGAGGTCAGCGATGCCGCTGTGAATCTGGAGCGTCTGAACAACGGGGCTCCCCTGCTCAGCGTGCATAACCAGTGGGAGCTGCGCTCCGTACTGGCGGTAGTTGAGAAGGCCTGGCTGGAAAATGGCGAAGGTCGGGCAATTGTTCGATTCAGCCAGCGCGAGGATGCCGATGAGGTGTTCCGCGATGTGAAAGACGGAATTCTCCGCAACATCAGCGTGGGCTACTCCGTGCACCACTACGCCTTGGTCGAGGGTGGTGACGACGCCCTGCCGCTCTACCGGGCGGACGATTGGGAGCCCATGGAGCTCTCTCTGGTTCCTATCGGCTTCGACGACGGCGCCAAGGTCCGCAGCGCGAAGACCCCGGCTGAGTACGAAGGCCGCCGATTCAACACCCTTTTCGAAACCCGGGAGGCCGAAGCGCCTGCCGTGCAACCGGCCGCCGTGGCCACACCCAAAGAGGAAATTGAGATGACCGAAGAAGAGAAGCGCGCGGCCGACGAGCTGATCCGCCGGGAAGCAGCTGAAGCTGAGCGCAAGCGCGGCACCACCATCCGCCAGATGGCCCGCAAGGTCGGCCTGGACGATGACTTTGCCGAGGACCTCATTGCCCGCGGCGTGAGCCCCGAGGCTGCCAGTGCTGCGATGATCGACAAACTGGCCGAGCGTCAGCAAGGCACCCAACCCTTGGGCCGCAGCGCCCAGCCCACCGTGGTCGGCAGCGTTGATCCGGCCATCATGGTCGCCAAGCGCGGCTTCATGCAGAACGCCCTGCAGCATCGCTGCAACCCGGCGATCAAGCTGGAAGACGGCGCCCGCGAGTTCCGCGGCATGCGTCTGCTGGACCTGGCGCGCGAGTGCATCACCGATGTGGGGGGCAACTCCCGTGGCCTGACGCCGCGCGAGATCGCCACCGCCGCCCTGGGCTGCAGCGCCGAGTCCTATCGTGCTGCCGGCATGCACACGACCAGCGACTTCCCCTTGCTGTTGGGGAGCGCGGTCAACCGCACCCTGCGCGAAGCCTACGAGCTCGCCCCGCAGACCTGGCGCCCGCTTGGTCGACAGACCACCGTGTCGGACTTCCGCGAAACCACTCGTGTCGCGTTGGGCGATATCGCTGCCCTGGAAAAGGTCAGCGAGCACGGCGAGTACAAGTACGGCACCCTGGACGAAGAGGGTGCTCCGATCAAGGTGGCGAAGTACGGCAAGATCATCGCCCTCACCTGGGAATCGATCGTCAACGACGACCTCTCGGCCATGACCCGCATCCCGCAGGCGCTGGGTGCGGCCGCCGGCCAGACCGAGTCCGACCTGGTTTGGGGGCTGTTGCTGAGCAACCCGGAGTTCGTCGACGGCGTCCTGGTCTTCCACTCCGACCACGGCAACGTGGCTGCCAGCGGTGGCGCAATCAACACCACCACCCTGGGCGCTGCCCGGGCTGCCATGCGCAAGCAGAAGTCCAAGGCCGGGCACTTCCTCAATCTGGGGCCGCAGTTCCTGGTGGTCGGTCCCGACAAGGAACTGGAAGCCTTCCAGTTCACCAGCTCGCAGTACGTGCCAGCCAAGAACGCCGACATCAACGACAGCCGCAACACCTCGCTGACCGTGGTCGTCGATGCGCGAATCACCGGTAACCAGTGGTACCTGTACGCCGCGCCGGGCGTGGTCGATACCTTCGAGTACGCCTACCTGGAAGGCGAGCAGGGCGTGTTCACCGAAACCCGCCACGGCTTCGAAGTGGACGGCATGGAGATCAAGGCCCGCCTGGTCTTCGGCGCCGCCTGGATCGACTATCGCGGCACCTACAAGAACCCGGGCGCCTGATCCGCGCTGTGACCCTGAAGGGCGCCATCTCGGCGCCCTTTCTGTTTTCCACTTCCCTGTTCACGAGGTGAACCATGAAGAGCTTCATCCAGCATGGTGACGTCGTCACCGTTCCCGCTCCGTCCGGCGGCACCGTCTCCGGCGAACTCTACAAGGTCGGCGCTTTCGTCGGCGTTGCTGCCACCACCGAGGCTGCCGGCGATCCCGTCGAGCTCAAGCTCTCCGGCGTGTTCCAGCTGGCCAAGACCAGTGCCCAGGCCTGGGCCGTCGGTGACCTGGTGTACATGAACACCACCAGCCGCGCGCTGAGCAACGCCTCCGCCGCCGGCCTGGTACTGGTGGGTGTGGCTACCGAAGTCGCCGCCAACCCGTCTGCCACCGGCCGCTGCCGCCTCAACGGCGTGTCCGCTCCGGCTCCGGTGTAAGCCATGAGTTGGGCCCGCATGCGGGACCAGCTCCACCAGCGCTGCATGGCCAAGCTGAACGATGGTAGTGCTGAGTACCGGGGGCCTGAGGGCTCCCCGGTAGTCCTCTCCATCCCGGTGATGGTGGATTTCAACCCCATGCAGACTGGCCCGCAAGGAACCTGGCGCTCGGAGCAGATCATGGTCACCTGGCAGCGGCATCTCCTCTGCGAGGCGGCCGCGGTGCGCGGTGGCGTGTTCCTGTTCTGCGGCCGTCGCCTGGTCGTCGAAGACGTTGTCAGCGATGGGCACATGGTGACCGCCGCCTGCATGGAGGACGAATGAGCCAATCCACCAACCCCCTCACCCGTGCCAGGAAGGCCATCGAGGCCCGCGTCCAGACCATCACCCTGGACAACGGCAGCCGCACGAACATCGGCACCAACCTGCGCACAGGCTGGTTGAACGAGGTTCTCACCACCAAGGGGCTGCCGTCCTCGCTCTGCGTGCTCCAACTGGCCTCCGGCCTGCCGCCGCAGAAGGGGCCGCATGCCCTCAAGGTGTTCAAGGGGTTCTACGTCATCGGCCTCGCCAGCGTCGGTCTCGACAACTACGAGGACATGCTCGACGACATGGAGGTGGATCTTCTGGAGTCCCTGGTGCCGCCCGACGGCCAGCCGTGCAGATGGTTACCCCGGACCAGTGGCTTCAGCGGCATCACCGTCGGCGCCCCTGAACACTTTCCACCAGGCCAAGGCCAGAAGTACGCCGGCGTCCTGATCCCCGTTCACGTTCACACCATCATCCAGGACAAATCATGACCAAACCCAGCGAGAACTCGACCGCTCCGACCGTCGAGCGGGTCTCCGTCAAGTTGGAGAAACCCCACACTCATGCCGGCAAGGACTACGCCGCCGGCGCCACCATCACCGTGACGCCGAAGCAGAAGGCCTTCCTTGAGGAGAAGGGCGTGCTGCCCAAGCCTGGCGCTCGCGTCGATTCCCCCACGGAGGAGAAGTAAGCCATGACCATCAAGAAAGAAACGGTCGTCATCGGCGGCCACCTGAAGGCGCGCCTCGCCGGCACCAGCGTCCCGTTCCAGAAGGTCGGTCTGGTCTCCAGCATTCAGCACGCCACCGAAACCAACACCCTGACCCTGGCCGACACCACCACCCCGCAGGGCGGCGAGTACGACTCGCTGGACCGGGTGACCGGTGTGACTCTGTCCATCAACTTCCGCGAGATATTCACCTGGGTGCTGGCCGCCCTGGTCTGGGGTGATACCACCACCGTGGCCGCCGCCACCGTGACCGGTGAGCTGAAGGTCGCCGCCGTGGACGGCACCATCGTCCTGGACAAGATGCCGCTGAGCATCTCCGGCGTCTCCAACGAAGCCGGCGACACCGAGTTCGACGAGTTCGACGACTGGGTGATGACCGGCTCCGGCATCGAGGTGGTGTCGGGTGGTGCGCTGGAGGCTGCCATCCTGGCCGCCGGCGTCACCCCGTACAGCGTCAGCGTCGACTACAGCTCCGCCAAAGTGGACGTGATCGAGGCCCTGACCAACAGCGGCAAGGTGTTCGAGTTCATCTTCGAGGGCGAGAACGCCGCCGGTACCCAGAAGCGCGTCGAAGCCCGCTTCTTCCAGTGCCGCCTGAACCCCGCCACCCAGATGGACTGGCTCAACACCGAGGACTTCGGCGGCTTCGAGGCTACGGCCAAGGTGCTGCGCGACAACACCAAGGTGGGTGCCGGTACCTCGAAGTACTTCCGCATCAAGAAGGAAGTGGAGGCGGCGTGACCGGCAGGGCGGCGTGGCTAGACCTCGCCGTCCTGATTCTTGGCCAGCCTCATCAGGTGATTCACCTGGGCGCGTATGCGGCTAGGGAGGTCAGACGATATTTCCGCATGAAGGCTGCCCGGATTGGCGTGCCGTCTGGCGCTGTAGAAAACCGCCGCCTGATTGGCTAGCCGCCCGACCTTCTCGGAAATGTAGTGGTCGACGCCCTTCATTTGAGCAGTGAGCAATTGAATCCTGCCTAGTGCCTTGGGGTTCGGTTCGGGGTAGTCGTGACGCCGAAGTATCGTCTCGATTTCCTCGAGGTTTTTCAGCACCCGCTGGAGTTCATCCATGCCTGTTCCTTTTCATATTCCACCCTCCAGAGCTGAGCTGGTTCAAGTGATCCACGTTGCGGCCAGCAGAGGGGATGGCTCGATAGAGAATCCAGAGCGAATCATAGACCTCTACTTCAGTCCCGGTGGAGATCTGCTCGCCTGCTACGACCCGCTCAATGGTCCGCCTGATTCGTTCGCTCCAGTGAAGCGTGACGCTCTACCGTGACCGCCGGCCCTGCGTCGGCTAAAGTCCCTCCCATTTCAGGATGGGAGGGATGCCATGAGCGAAAGAGTTGAAACTCCACAAGAGAAAGAAAAGCGCATTAATAGAAAGATATGGTTAGCAATATCTCCTGTTTTTCTATTCGTCGCTTGGGGCATTTTCTTCTCTGAGAATAAGCCGATTGACTATTGCACCAAATCGAACGCCTATGATGCGGCGAAGAGGATTGTGGCGAACCACTTGAAGTCTCCTTCCTCTGCGAAGTTTGCAAGAGAAGGCGTTGATCAGGTGAGTATCGATGATCTTGGTGGTTGCAGGTACCGAGTCGCTGGTCATGTAGATTCGCAGAATGCATTTGGTGCAATGCTTCGGACGAATTTCTATATTACGGTTAAGCGTAATAACGAAGAAAAAACTTGGACTGGTTCAGGTATAAGTTTGTTTTGATGTTGTGATTTTTAAAGCCCGCTTCGGCGGGTTTTTTATTAGCTGGAGAAAAGTATGAGCGAAATGGCGGCGAAGGGTGTAGTTACCATCGGCGAAGGTGAGGGAAGGCGCGACATCGTGGTTTCCGAATTGACGCCGGCGCAGATGCGGCAAGTGATCCTCGCGAACCCGTGGCCAGGCGAAACCGGCGAGCCAGAAGCATATGCCGGATACCAGATCGATAGTCACCTCTTCGCGGACTGCCGCCTGACGGACTTGGCAATCTTTACCGGCCTTAAGGTTTCGGACTTTGACGACGTTCCTCCCTCACAGCTTCGAAAGGTTCTCGACAAAGCGAAGGAGCTCAATCCGGATTTTTTCGGCGCAATGGCCAGGATGGCCGAGGCGCGTCCGAAGTCCTGAGGGAGCTTGAAAAGTGTCTGGCCCTACTTGGTAGGGCGGGGCATCCAAATGCAATCAACTATCCGTGGCGCCTGTTTCTGAGATGCCTTAAGGAGTGACCGTGGCCGAGTACGAAATCAAACTTACTGCCGACACTTCAGAAGCGTCCAGCGCAACCAAAGAGTTCCGCAAGGAGTATGTGGAACTGGTCAAGGCTATCGAACGGCCACTGCGCCAGATCGATGCCTTCCAGAAAACCCAGGAATCGGCCAAGGCCGCCAGCACCGCCTACTTCGAGGCGCGCAAGCGGGTTGAGAGTCTCAAACGTGCCGTTGAGGAGTTGAGTCAGTCGGGTCAGTCGGTCAAAGAACTGAACCGTGAGTACACCAAGGCCGAGCGGGCCCTGGCTGTTGCCACCCGCCAGTTCGAGCGCCAGAAAGCCCAGGTGCGCGAGCAGCGCGCCGAGCTGAAGGCAGCCGGCGTCGACACCCGCAATCTCGCTGCCGAGCAGGAGCGCCTGCAGAAATCGCTGGCCTCGGCGGTCACGCGCGGTCAGGCTGACGCCGGCATCAGCCAGTTGGTCGACCGCTTCGGGATTACCCGCCTGCGTGAGCTGCGCACCCAGCTGGTAGCCCTGCAGTCCGACTACAAGCGCGTGCAGCAGGCCGGGGTGCTCTCTGCCACTGAGCGCGCTTCGGCTGAGGTCCACTACCAAGCCCAACTGGCCAGGACCAAGAAGGCAATCGCCGACCTGGAGGATGGCGAGCTTGAGGGTGGCGAGGCCGGCTGGGGTGGACTGCAGGCTCGTATGGCCGGCCTGCTGGCGGCTTCTTATACAGCGAAGGAATTGGCCACCCGGTTCTTCAATACCGCAGATGCTGTCGGCGAACTCGAAGACCGCATGCGCAACGTCCTGCCAGTCCAGGAGGATTACGAGCGTGCCCAGGCTCGCCTGGAAGAGATCTCGGAGCGGGTGCGCGTTCCCATTGCAGCTGTCACCGAGTCGTTTCTTGGCGCTGTCCACCCGCTGCGCGAGATGGGATTTTCCGCCCAGGCGGCAGCGGACATGACGGGGGCTCTGGCTGCCGGCCTGGTAGCAGATCGGGTCACCGGAGAGAGGGCGGCAGCCGTTCTTGATCAGCTCAACAAAGGATTGCAGACGGGCGTCATCCGAGGTGAAGCCTTCGGGGAGGTGCTGAAGAACTCGCCATCACTGATCAATGCTCTGACGCGGGCTCTTGGAGTTTCCCGGGCAGAGTTGAAGCGCATGGCAGAGGACGGAGAAATCACCACTGATAAGTTCGTGACGGCCCTGTCCAGTCAGTCTGACGAGCTGTTGAGGCTTGCCGACAACATGCGGGTCACTGTCGGTGACGCGCAGAACACCTTCTACGACAAGATGGCCAAGCTGGTTGGAGCGATTGATTCACTGACTGGCGCATCGGCTTATGCGGTTGAGCATATCGATCGCCTCTCCAGTGCTCTAGATAGCCTTGCGGATGGGAAAGCGGCTGACGCTCTTTCGAAGGTCAGTGAGGACTGGCAGCTGTTCAATCCAACCACTGGGTGGATGGTCACCTGGGGTAAGGCCGTCGACCTTTGGCGCTGGCTGAGCGACGAAACCGAGAAGTCCCTGGATGAGCAGACCGCTGCTCAGGAAGACGCCGGCACGGATTCATACTCCATCGGTGAGAAGCGTCTGTCCGAGATGCGCACCTATGCCACCACCTTCAATGGCATCCAGGAGAACCTGACCAAGGACTTCAAGGTAGCCCTGGCGGACCAGGTCGCCGCCCAGACCAAGGCCAACAGCGAGCTTTCGAAGGCGCGCGACGAGCAGCTGAAAACCGCGAAGCGCTACAAGGATGCCCTGGAGAAGCTGCGCATTGGCGCAGTGGGCCCGGCCAGCTTCGGCAACGCCCAAGCCCTGCAGACCGCTGCCCGTTCGGCGCTGCAGCAGGGCGACTTCGAGAGTGCCAAGAAGAATGCCCAGGCCGCCCTTGACATGCTGATGAAGATCGGCGAAGAGGGCGGCAACACCTACGGCTTCGCCGGCATCATCAAGGGCCTTCAGGCCATCGAGCAGGAGGCCGACCAGAAGGTCGTCGACCAGAAGCAGAAGACCCGGGACGAGGCGCGCGCCAAGACCCGCGAGTGGAAGGAAGAGTTCGAGGAGCTCAAGGACTTCAAGATCACGCCCACCATCGATGACAAGGCCCTGGCGGAAGCCACGGCGAAAATGCAGAAGTGGGCGAAGATGATCGGGAAGGACATCAACATTGATCCGCGCACGCTGACGCCGCAGGCCTGGCATGCGCCTCTCCTCAAGGAAGAGCCGCCGAAGGCCCAGCTTCGCCCACAGATCCAGGTGCCCATGGCACTGAAGCCGCCGGACAGTGCGGAAGGGTTGCCGACGGTCGAGCCGGAGACTATCCCGAAGGGAATCCGCAAGGATGGCCCCGCCAGCTTCACCAACGTCCCGGTTGTGGAAGCGGACATCAAGCCGAAAGGTATTCGGCAGGATGCCAAGGACAGCTTTACGAACCTGCCGGCGGTGGAGGCTGACATCGCTCCGAAGGGCATTCGCCAGGAAGGGGAGAACAGCTGGACCAACCTCCCTCCGGTGGACGTGGCCATCCGGCCGATGGCCATCCAGCAGGACGGCGACACTGCCACCAACCTGCCGCCCGTCGACGTGACGATGAAGGTGGACGAGAAGGCGGCGGCGATCGCTGCTGAGACGATCCAGGCGATGTCTGCCCAGTTCCGTCAGCAGATGACCATCCCGGTTCCAGTTGTACCTGTTGGCGTTGCCTCCTCGGATGCCGCCACTGTCGGGGTGTCGGGTTTTTCCGGCGGCGGCTGGACAGGCCCTGGTAGCAAGTACATGCCGGCCGGCGTGGTGCATGCGGACGAGCACGTCCAGCCGAAGGAGGTGGTCAACGAGCCTGGGGCGCTTGCGTTCCTGGAGCGGATCCGCCACTTCGGTTTCCGCAACACCATGCTGGAGCTGTCGTCCAGGCTCGGAGGTTATGCCGACGGCGGCCTTGTTCGGGGAGGCGTGCTTCCTTCCATCCCGACGCCTTCGCAGGCGTTGATGCAAGCGGCTGAGCCGTTCGCGGGCCTGGAGCACTGGGGCACTGCCACCCTCCAAGATGGAGGCAATGAGTACGAGGTGCTGATGAAGCGCGACGCCTTCGATGGGCTTCGCCTGCGCGCCCGCCAGTCCGGCAGAAACAACCAGAGGAAAGGCTGATGGACGTAATGCTCGGCGGGATTCCGATCCGCCTGCACAACGGGCCGCCCCAGCAGGAGTACGACGTGCTGGATGGTGGCTCCACCGTGCTGCGCCGTTCCGGCGGCGCGGCCGTGAAGATGACGCATTACACGAAAGCGGTGATCGCCATCAGTGGCACAGGTTGGATGGGGCCCGGCTTCGAAGGGCTGGATTTCAGTGAGCCGCTCGAGCTGCGCTGCACCCAGCAGGACAGCCTGACCAGCACGACCCTGACCGGGACCATCCCGGGCACACCGCGACCGGACAAGGCGCCCTGGGCTCTGGCCTACATCGAGGGTGACTGGACCCTGACCCCGGTGGCGATGGTGGGCCTGGACTTCACCATCACCGAAGTACCGGGCGCGCTGCAGTACCAGGTCTGCTGGATGCCGATGTTCACGGTGTTCTGCCGGCCGCCGCGGCGGGCTATGGATCCTTCCAACAACATTCACACCTGGTCGTTTACCGCCGAGGAAGTCTGATGGAGCTGAACGGTGCAGAGCTGAACGCCGTTGAACTCAACGGCGCTTCGGCTGGCGGGAGCGTGCCCGTCGATCCTGAGGTCATCGTGCCGGTGGTGTCGGTGCTCTGGGCGCCGCGCTTGATGCTCAACGGCGTCAACATGAGCCACCTGTTGACCGGGAGTATACGGATCGTCCGGGAGGAGGGGGTGCGCTGCCTGGCGGACTTCACCCTGTTGCTCAATGCGGGCACGGTGAACCCGTCCAGTTACACCGGGCAGAGCGTGGAGATCTACTACCGCGACCGCCACCTGGGCAGCTGGCGCGAGACCTTGCGCTTCAAGGGCAAGATTGTCCGGCCGCAGTTCAGCCTGCAGTCGCGCCTGCTGACCTGTGAATGCAGCGACCAGTTGCAGGAGGTGGTCGAGGCCATGGACGTGGCAGCGATCGATGCTGTTGCGGGTGGGCTCTGGTCGGACGATGTCTTCGAAGACGTCGAGGGGCGGTCTCGCTGGGACTACGCCGCCGAGCGGATGAGCACCCAGCCGGCCAGCCTCCAACTCAGTGTCGAGGGACAGCTTCAGAGCACACCCTGGGCCGCAACCAACGCGGCCTTCCTGATTCCGCCCGGTACCGTGCTGGACGGGAGTTTGGACTACGTGCCGGTGGAGCTCAACGACCGCACCAATGTTGTGGAGATCGAGGCCGACTATCGCTTCATCCGCCTGCGCGAGCGGCACCAGCCTTTCGCTTGGCGGCATCCGGACATCGCTGGCGACTCGATCGACAACAGCTTCTGCGTCTGGCACACGGACACCGGCGACCTGCCGAACAAGGACACGATCTACCAGGCCACCCAGGATGCCGGGTTCGAGGTCATCCTCGATGGCGCCTTCTGGCTGGCGCTGCCGCCGAATGGCATCTACTGCACGCCACCGGTGAGCTGGCAGAACCAGTATGTGGATCTGCTGTTGGGTGCCGACTGGACCGGGGCCACCCGTTGGGCCCAGCGGGTCACGGAGCAGTACCGCCTTCGGGTAGAGGCGCCGGCGAGCGTCGCCCAGGCCGGCGAAGTGGTCGGCCGGGAGCGGGTGGCCATCGAGACCGAGAGCGATCGCGAGTCGGAATTCCAGAATGCCGAGTTCTCCGCGCCGGAGCCGGATGCCACCGAGGACGCCCTGGGCGACTGGGTGGTGGACCTGCGCGAGGAGAACCGTCGAGCCGATGGCATTGCCTGTCACCTGGGCATGGCGACGACCGCCATCCTGGCGGCCCACCGTGGCAACCGGGTGCCGTTCCAGTTGCCCACCTCTGACACCCTGGGCTTCCGCCTGGAGCACACCCTGCATGTGCAGGACGTGATCCTGGGAACGCCTGTGCAGTGTCGGGCGAAGGTGTTCAGCATCACCGACGAGTGGGACCTCGACAGCGGTGCAGCGCTCACCTCCATCGTGCTGGCTGTGAGTCAGGGCGGTGGTGACGTGGCGGATCCGCTGGTACCGCCAGCGGCGCCTGCCAGCACGCCCCCCGGCGATACGCCGGCGCTGATCATTCTGCCCAGCCAGTTCAGTGGGCACCTGGACAGCCCGGCGTATGACGAAGAGCTGCTGGGCTTCAGCGGAAACTACGCCAACTACAACTCCAGCCAGGACCGCTTCGAGGTCCGCCTTGATCTGGATGCGCCGGAGATTCCGGCGGAGCACCGCGACGAGTACGCGGTCACGCAACAGACCACCTACCGGGTGCCAGTGCCCGACGACCTGGTGGAATTCTGATTCAACTGACCAGGAGCTGAACCTATGGCACTCGGTGACGCCCGCCGCGCGAGCGGCCAGGCCATGGAGGAGTCGCGCCGCGCGATCGGGCAGAACAACGAGACAGCTCGTCGCGCGATTGGCAAGAACAATGAAGCCGCTCGCCGTGGCATCGGCGCAGCCATGGAGGCGAGCCGCCGCGGAGAGTCGCTGCAGCGCGACCTGAACTCGCTGGAGATGGCACCGCGCAAGCGGCAGGCTCTGAGCCGAGTGGAACAACGCGGCGCCAGGCCGGTAACCCGGGGGCGGGGTACGGTGAACCTGGTGCCTGCGTCCGGAGGCACGGGTGGCGGCATCGCCAGTCCCCTGACCGAGACGACCTACGCCGCCCGAACCTTCTGGCCGGAAACGATCCTGCAGAGCACGGACGGCCTGCTGAGCTTCAAGGTGAAGCCGATCAAGGAGATCACCCAGACCGATGACAACGATCTGGAAGTGAAGCAGGTGTTCGCGAATCCGGCGGTGACGCCATGATCGAAACCCAGTTCCACGTCCTCGATGAGGTGGTGCGCTTCGGGCATACCCTCCATGGGTTGCTGATCAACACCAGCTTCCCGCCGACCCTGCGCGCCCACGGCAGTGATTTTCCGTTGGGTCCGCCGCTGTTCCCGGCCACCCTCGGGGACCGCATGCGGGTGGTGCTGGGCAACTCCGATTTCGGCCTGCCGCCCGAGGATGCCTACGACACGCACCTGCTGAAGGTGCCCGGTATTGCGCCGCTGGCTTTGCCGCCGGAGGAGGTCGCCGCCGAGGCCGCCAAGGGGCGCACTTGGCAGCATTACGCATTGCTGTCCGGGCGCGGGCCGTCGCTGTTCGGTCATCAGTTGGGCGGTTGGGTGTGCATCGATCCGGCCGGCCAGCGCTGGCTGGTCCGTGGCGTGGGCATGCCGAACATCCGCTACGGCAATGCCCGCATCGACCAGCCGCTGACCCTGCAGTTCGAGGTGCGCCCGTTCGGCTATCTGGACCAGGCCTCGGTGGCGCCCGTCACCCGGCAAGCCACGTTGGCCGACATCGCCCAGAACGAGCCGGACCTGCTGGTCGGTGGCGAGCCCTACGTGCGCATGCGGCTGGCCAGCATCGCCAGCCACGGCCGCCAGGTGGTGATTGGTCTGTACCCGCGCGGCGACCTGGTCACCCAGGACGATCTGCCATGCGGCTGGCTGCTGCTGACCCTGACGGGAAACGGACCGACGTTCGACTTCGAACTGACGGTGCTGCACAGCCGCGTGGCGGCGTTGGGTGCGCGCTCCACCAGCGAGAGCAACGGCCAGGCCATGCACATGTTCCAGGTCGATCTGGAGACCGACGTCAGCGGCCCGGCCCCGAACGGCGACTACACGCTGACTGGCGATGCCACCGGCCTGACTCCGGTGCCGACGGAGGGTGGCGGCTACCTGCTCGGCACCCGCAGCTTCACCTACACCGTGGAGGACCGGGTGTGCTGTGTCGTGTTCGATGATGGCGACAGCCTGGTGCCGATCACGGCTGATATCACCTGGACGCGCACGCAGACTCGTACGGTGGGATCGTCGAGCGCTTCCGGGACCGTGACCAGCGCGGGCACGACGGCAGGCATGAGCCCGCCCAGCGGGACGCTTAGCCTGGCAGCGAACTTCGGCGGCAGCGACGTGACCACCACCGAGGTGGTGCTGCAGCGGAGCGGGGTGCCGGTGGACGCGGCCAGCTGGACCGTGACCCTCGACCTCGCTGCAGCAGGCGAGGCTACCGCAACCTATGCGCCCGGCTGGAACGCCACCCTGGAGCCGCCGGAGTTTCAGCTCGGTGTGTTCGACGTGGGGCCCTTGCCGAGCACCTGGCCTATACGGTTTCACTTTGAAGTGGGCGGGCAAGTCCTGCTGGATCTGCAGCCCGTGACGCGGCGGCCGAACATCGCACCCTGGACACCACCGATCTGGCAGAACCGGGTCGACATCTGGGAAGAGTTCAGCGCCGACGCGGGCGACTACGACACGGTGCGCTATCGGATGCGGCGCCTGAGCAACCAGGTGCTGGCCTGCGCGGCGGCGGTATTCCGGGCGAACTCCCACGAGACCCCGGCGCCGCCCGTCAAGGACCGGACCCATCGGGCGTTTGCCAGCCAGGCGCTGTGGGACAACCCCAACCCCGGCAATGACCCGTTCGGCAACGTAGCGGCCAGCTACCACCCCTTTACTCATGAGCTGTTCGTGCATGCGGCGGTTGACGCCGGCATCGCGCAGCCCTTCATCTGGATATGAGGTAACCCATGCCGCAACGCTGGATAGACAACTGGAGCACCACCACGGCTGTCGCCATCGCCTCCGAAGAGGTGGTGCCGCTGGCCGATCTGATCACCGGCGACCCGCTGGACCGGCTCAACGATCTGCTGGGCAACTCGGCGGACAACTGGTGCGAGCTGACCCTGGACGACGGGGAGGGTGGCATCGAGGTCATCAAGGTCGACGGCACCGGTACCATCGTGCGCGCCTGGACCACCGACGACGGCTTGCCCTGGCCGCTCGGTAGCACCATCAGCGCGCGGCTGACCGCGAAAGCCATGCATGCGCTGCAGGCGGCTACCACGCTATCGCGCGCCAACCTGGTCGCCAAGCTGGAAGGTGGCCACGCCGGCATGGACCACGCGCTGTTCTGGGCCGACGCCGACCTGGGCGCTTATGCCCGCTATGACTTCGGCCGCAGCTTCGGCTGGGCTGCGATCGACACCAACTTCGAAACGACGGACTCCTGGGTGGCCTATGAGGGCTATGCCAAGGCGAGCGGTTCCGGGGTGGGCGCCGAGATTACGACGTTCAGTGGTGTCAGCGGCTTGTATCCGGGCAGCACCTCGACCGGTTCCTGCACCTTGGAGGTGGGGCCGGCCCCGGCTGCCGTTTATGCCCCGCAGCCGGTGTTCGCACTGGCGACCGATCCGATTGCCGAGATCGATGCGCGTCTGGTGCTGCGCCTCGGGACGGCGGCCAACGATACGAACGACTTCAATCTGGAGTGGGCCCTGAGCATCCCTTGCCTGGGCGTGATCACCTTCCGCCAGTCGCGTGCGGTCAACTCCGGCAACCTGACCATCACCTACAACAACGCCGGCGACGTGGAGACCACCATCAACACCAGCGTGAAGCTGGCCAACTTCGACCGCGCCTACTGCGTCAACGTGGTGCCGTCGGGCGACGACTACGCGGTGGAAATTGCCTATCGGACCAACATCGCGTCGGACACCGGCAAGGTGGTGTTGGCCAACCTGCTGGCCTCGGCCATGGTTAGCGCCCAGGCGCAGTTCGGCTACACCGCCAAGATCACCAAGCTCGCCGGCACCACCAGTATCGGCGTCCAGGTCAAGCGCTTCGTCGCGAAGCTGACCCTGCAGTAACCCCCAATCCCTGACTCAAGGAGCAGCCAGCCATGCAGCCGGCCCGCCTAGACCTGCCTATCATTCAGGGCGCCACCCTGCGCCAGATCCTGCGCATCATGCAGCCGCTGCTGGCATATCGGCCGATCACGGCCATCGCCAGCACCTCGCCGGTTCGCCTCACCGTGGCCCATGGCCTGCCGACCGACTGGCCCGTCTGGATCCGTGGCGTCACTGGCCTGCCGGCGCTGAACCGCGAGGTGGCGCGTCAGCTGCCGCACCTGGCGCTGGTAGTGGATGCCGATCACCTGGACATCAACTCCGTGCCCGCCACCGGCTTGCTGCCCAAGGGCGGCGAGCTGAGCTATTACCTGCCGGTGGACCTGACCGGTGCCACGGCCAACCTGGTGGTGTTGAGTGACGCCGGCACCGAGCTGCTCTCTCTCGCGCCAACCGTGCACGCCGGCGGCTGGGTCGAGGTGGTGCTGACCGATGAGGAGACCGAAGCGCTGACCTGGGTCGAGGGCAACTGGTCCATGGACCTGACCTTCCCCAATGGGGAGACCCTGCGCGCGTTCACCGGCGCGGCCAAGGTCTACCCCGTGGGCAGCGTGCCGTCCGGCCAGTGCGAGAGCGGCTGGGTGCTGGCGGCGGGCGGGCAGGGCGCCCCGGGCATTCCCGGTCCCGTGGGGCCGGCCTTCCAGGTGGACGCCTCGGGGCCACTGTCCACCCGTGACCTCTACGACGACGAGGCCGAGGGCTTCGCATTCCTCGCCACCGATACCGGCGACCTCTACCTGCGCGAAGGTGCGCCTGGCGGCTGGTCCGCTGGCGTGCCGTTCCAGGGCCCTGCCGGTGAAGATGGCACGGACGGTCGCAGCATCACCAGCGTGGCGGTGAACGGCGTCGGTCACCTGATCATCACTTACAGCGACGGCACCACCAGCGATGCCGGCGCCATCCCGGCGGCCCCGGCCATGTGGGGCGTGATCGGCGGTGTGCTGCTGGATCAGGTCGATCTGGCCACGGCCCTGGCCGGCAAGGCCACCGCCGCCCAGGGCGCTAAGGCCGATACGGCGGTTCAGCCAGGCAGCCTGGCACCGGTGGCCACCTCCGGCAGCTACGACGATCTGCAGGACAAACCGTTCATCCCGGCCACAGCCGGCGATGTTGGCGCCGCCACGGCGGCCCAGGGTGCTCTGGCGGACACCGCCGTGCAGCCGACCCAACTCGCCACCGAGCTGGACGAGAAGGTCGACAAGCTGGACGGCTACGGCCTGAGCCAGGAGAACTTCACCGCCGCCGAGAAAAGCAAGCTGGCCGGCCTGGAGTCCAGCCACTTCAAGGGATTGTTCGCCAGCCTGGCGGCGCTGCAGGCCGCCTTCCCGACTGCCGTCGCGGGCGACTACGCGGACGTCGACATCGGTGTCGGTGTGGACGTTCAGCGCTTCCTCTGGGACCCGAGCGACGCCGAGTGGGTGATCCAGGCCAGTGGCGGCGGCAGCATGACCCCGGCCGAGGTCAAGGCAGCCTACGAGTCGAACCCGGACACCAACGCGTTCAGTGACGCCGAGCAGGCGAAGCTGGCCGGGGTGGAGGCGGGCGCCACGGCGAACGCTGACACCGACGAGTTGCCGGAAGGCGCGAGCAATCTGTACTTCACGGCAGCCCGGGTCCTGGCGACAGTGCTCAGTGGGTTTAGCCTGGCCACCGGTGGCGCGGTCGTCTCGACGGATAGCGTGCTGGTCGCCATCGGCAAGCTGCAGCGTCAGCTCAACGACCACGTCGGCGCCGGCGGCGGGGCGCATGCGGACGTCGTGGCGGGCGGATCGTCGGGCTTCATGACCGGTGCCCAGGCCGCCAAGCTGGCCGGCATCGCCACGGGGGCGACGGCCAACGACACCGATGCCAACCTGAAGGACCGGGCGAACCACACCGGCAGTCAGGCCATCAGCACGGTCACCGGCCTGCAGTCCGCCTTGGACAAGGCCACCTTTGCTCCGGTGCTGACCGAGAGCACAACCGCCCGGACGGCGGTGCTGGGGGATGCAGGTTCCTACCTGCGCTTCACCAACGGCGGCGCCTCGACCTACACCGTCGCACCCCAGGCAGACGTAGCCTGGTCCGCCGATGCCGAGATCCACATTCGCCGTGGCGCAGCGGCCAACCTGACGCTGACCCCTGGCTCCGGGGTGACCTTGAACGCCCCTAGTGGTGGCACTCTGGTTATGACCAATGCCATGTCGGTAACTCTCAAACGCGTAGCCGAGAACGTCTGGGACGTGATCGGGCAGACGGTGGCACTATGATTCCGGGCATTACAGCGGGGCAGATGCTTGAACGCGATCCCCATTGGGCGAATGTCGTTGCGCTTCTGCACTTCGACGGCACGGCCGGCAGCACGACCTTCACCGATCTGAAGGGCAAGACGTGGTCTCCGGTTGGCAATGCGCAGCTAAGCACCACATCGCAGAAGTTCGGAACGGCTTGTTTGCTACTTGATGGCAACGGAGACGGTGTATCGACCCCGACTCATGTGGACTTCGAGTTCGGCTCGGGCGACTTCACTATTGAGTTTTTCTTCAGGCCGGCGGCAGCAGCTTCTGCCATCGTCGCGCTCTTCGAGCGCTGGAACGTATACGGCGTGTACATGAACGCCACCGCGGACGGGCGGGTTTATGCTGGCGCGCAGAACTCTTCTTCGGGTAACAAAAGCGTGGTGGAGGCGGTGTCCACTTGGACTGCTGGCACCTGGGCCCACCTGGCATTTGTACGGAGCGGGTCGAATCTCATGCTTTTCAAGGATGGTGTGTTGCTTGGCACTGCCACTGGATTTGTCGGAGCGATTGACGCCATCAGCGAAGCACCTGCCCTCGGATATGACAATTCTGGCGTCAGGCACTTCAACGGCAGGATCGATGAGTTCCGCATTACCAAAGGAGTAGCCCGCTACACCGTGAGCTTCACGCCGCCAGGTGCTCCGTTTCCAAACAGCTAGTTGGTGCATTAACCCCGCTTCGGCGGGGTTTTAATTTCTGGAGAACAGCATGTCGCAACGAGAGCGCGATATTGACGTGCTCGCCCGCACGATCTGGGGCGAGGCGCGAGGGGAGGGGAAGGCCGGCCAGATCGCCGTCGGTTGGACCATCCGCAATCGGGTCGAGATGGACCTTGGCAGGGACGGCAAGCCTGACTGGTGGGGCGAGGGGTACGAGGGTGTCTGTCGGGCGCCCTGGCAGTTCAGTTGCTGGAACAAGAACGACCCCAACTATCCCTACCTTTCCGGTGCGCGGCAGATCCCGCACGCCCAGTACACGCTGGCGCGGGAGGCGGCGGTGGCCGTGATTGAGGGCCGCCAGCCCGACCCGACCGGTAGTGCTACTCACTACTACGCCACCACCATGCCGAAGGCGCCAGCCTGGGCGGCGCGGGCGAAGCGGACAGTGAAGATCGGCCGGCACGTCTTCTTCAAGGACGTGCCGTGATGGATACCGTGTTGAAGCTGGTGCCGGGCTGGTGCTGGTGGCTGCTGGCGATGACCTTGGTGGGTGGCGGCCAGCAGTTGCGGGTCGTCGGCCTGCAGGATGACTTGACCACAGCTAAGGACGCCGCGCAGACGGCAGGCGAGAAGCTGGCCGCCTGCCGGGAGACACGGGGCAACCTGCTGGTGCAGGTGGGCGAGCAAAACCAGGCCCTGGCTGGACTGCGCCAAGCCGCCTTGGATCGCCAGGCCGTTGCCAGGAAAGAGCAGGAGGCCGCCCGACAGCAGGCTGAAGAGGATTATCAGGCCGCGAACCGGCTGCAGCAGGAGCGTATCGGCGGTGATGCGTGCGTAGCCTCTCAGGCTGTGATTGATAAGGAGCTGGGGCTATGAAGTGGCTGGTGCTGGGATTGTGCATTGCGCTGGCAGGGTGCGTCGGGCAACCGATCGTCGAGCCGGAGCCGCGCATTGTGCGCGTGGAGGTGCCGGTACAGGTTCCGTGCAAGGTGAAGGAGGTGGCGGTACCGCCTTGGGCTTCCGCAGGTCTGCAAAAGGCCGACAGCCTGGAGGTGAAGGTGAGGGTGCTGCTGGCAGAACGCCGGCAACGGATCGGCTATGAGCGTGAGCTTGTCGCCGCCCAGAAAGCCTGCGAGTAG